CTCTGTGCTTTCTTATCTTGAGACTCTCGGACTTCACCGATTGATAATGGTACTCCCGTTCCTACCAGGTGTTGTGGTATTAGCCGTTGGACAAATTCGTTTGCATATTTGCGGTATTTTGGTGGGAAGCGCGTGGTGTTCTTAACCGCGTCAATCCTACCTTCGATGCATGCGATGTCAGCATTATAGCCTTTGGCCGCAAATAAGGCCGGTTGTGATGTTAAAGGTGTTGTGGTAACCTGGCCTGGCATCTTAGGATCCTCAGTCACCAAGCCCGGTTGTCTGGGCAAGGCTTGGTACATTGTAGGGAAAGCACCAGTTTTGACCACATTTGGCCGGATGGTAACGGCTGACGTGAAGCACTTGAATAAGATGGGTGCATCACGCGTGTGGTTTTGGTGTTTAGCTTCCTTCAACATACGCTCAACGTCGGAAACATAGGGTGCGCTGTCTTTAAATTGCAAACGGGTGCGGATGGCTTCGAACAATTTTCCGTTGATGTTCACGGAATAATGTGAGCCTTCTTCGCCAATGGAGAGTGTGTCAGATATCGGTTCCCAGAGTGTTTTAAGACCGTTTTGGGTAACTGTCTTGCGCGTTAGTAGGTTGAGATGCCAGTCAGAATATACAGCGATCCATAAAGGGTCGGATATCCTAGCTTTGGGCAGCAACCAAACTAGGCGATGTTGGTCGTCACCTTTGATGCGCCTCTGTTCGATATCAAACACAAGTAAATTTCCGTCCATGTCGATGGCAGTGACAGTGTCTCCTTTGTAGTCCCAAAGTTTATGTTTGTATCTTCCTCCCCCTGATACAAAATATTGCACTTCATCGCCTTCAAACTGAAAGCTGAACTCCTCGTTGGTGTAGTTTAACGAGTCTGGTACGAGGGTGTACATGCAAATGGGACGAAACAAATTGAGCCACCGGGGCATATCTGCATAATAGTCAACATCAGTGAAAATAAGTGCACTGTTGTTGGTTATCGGATCCGAACGATATGGGATCCCGAAATCTTTGGCACAGTAAAAATACCTGCTCCCCGCTGTTTCATCACGTCGTGAAGACGAGACTATGTACGGATCGTAGCCAGCACGCCTTACTGCTTCAGTCAAATAAGCGTTAGCCGAAGATCGGAACTCGGCTGAACGCGGGTGTGAATGTACTGAGCTGCAAGGAAAGATCTCGATGCAATCGCCCGCAGGGACGAAAGAAGGGCGCAAATCGGGAATTCGAAAAGTGCTCTTCTCCATCAGCGCAGAATAATACTGCACGTTCGGCGGGAAACAACCACCTACAGTCATGAATCTGTACCTAGCTGAGGCCCAGGTGAATCTGCACGTGTTTGTCCAGTATCGCACCAGGATGTTACGATCATCACCAGGAGGAATGAATTCGTACCTGTTGACGTGACGGTGATATAGCTGAACGTATAGCTGCGTTGTTTTGTACGCAGCGGCAGAGAACCCGAGGACAACAATCGTAGTGGTGGGGTGATTGTATATCCATACAACCGGAGATGCTACTCCGGTCGCAAGCTTAGTCAGGGTAGACAACGACATTGTAGATGTTTGATAGGTTTGTTGCACTTAACTTCATCAGCCTCCTTTTGAGCCAAAAGTGAAACAGTTG